AGCATGGCCTAGATTTATCGCTACACCTCATGCGCTTTTGCTTGATCCTGTATCTGTTGTCACCATGCCTATCGGGTATTCGGTTGGTACAGCTCGAGGATTGCTTGCCGTAGGGAATGCCATGCTAAAAGTTGGCGCTACTGAAATGCTGGTGGAGACAGGAATTCAAGGATTTGTATACGGCCATAAGCAAGACATCGACTCTCCTTACAGTTACCAGGAGGCACTAACTAATATTGGTGCTGCGGCTTTCGGTTCTGCGCTACTGGCCGGCACAGGTATGGGCATTAAAGAATACATATCGAGCATAAGAACGAAGACTAAAGGTTTGCCCCAATCTGAGCAATTAGACTTTGCTGATGAAACACTCGCACGCATGGAGGACACTTTAAGTGACAACCCTTTACGTAAGGAAGGTATGACATCGAAAGAGCTTGTAGAGGCTGATAAAGAATTCTTGACTGAGCTGGAAGTGCGTAGAACTAAAGTCGATCCTGTACAGGTTGAGCGTAAAGAATATGCTAAAATAGATGGCACGCCACAAGCTAGTAGCCGTGAATTGTCAGTAATGGACAGAATAGGGCAGGCAGAAGAATACAAGCAGGATATGCTTGCGTATGAGCAGAGATTTAAAGACCCGGTAGATATGACTGACCCAAGGGAGCAGCCAGCCATAAGTGAAGGGTTTAAAATTACAAACGAAGCCGTGGCAACCAAGAAAAGCCGGGCTGAGTCATATAACCATTTAATTAAACCTGATTATGATACTGATTCATTATTGATAGCGGTAGCGAAAAAAGGCGGGTTAGATAAAAAGGCATGGCAGGGCGATGATATATCGCTTGGTGATTACGGGAACTCGCCTAGCGTGAATAAGATATTTAGCAAAGCCACATTTAGAGATGGGGGTATGACCCCTGATGACCTTTCTGAATTTCTTTTTGAGAATGGTTACACTCCTAAGATGGTAGATGCAAATGAAGCTATCAGACTGGTAAAACAAGAGCTTGACGGGGATTTAGTATTCACCCCAAATGGGGCAGCAAAAAACCTAGAAAATGATTTAGATCAAAGAATGTATGATAGCGACCTAGAGGATGAGCTTAGAATACAGACGGAGCGAGACGCATACACGGACGGAATGAGTGACGAACAAATAAGAATGTTTGATGAAGCGCTCAATATGGATGTCGAGCCAAAAACGTACAATCAAAATCAATTGGATAACTTCACCAAAGAACAAGAGGCGCTATATGAAGCTTACGCAAAAAGAGTGGATGAAGAGGGTAGAACTAGCAAGAGCAATGAAAGCGAAGCAAAAACCAAAGAAACAGAAACTAGAGCTGGTGTCTCCATAGAAATTGATGGGGTAAGGTACGACTCAAACGAATATATAAAAGGTATTGATTCTGAAATTGAAGGAATCGAAGCCGTTAACAGGTGCTTATTAGGATGAACCCTTGTATCAGTGCAGCGTTAAAAGCTGGAAAGATCACCAAAGACTTAGCGCAACGATTAGATTCAGCGGAAGATTTGAATTCTGCTATTGAATTTGAAACGCTAGGGCTTGCACGCAATAAGCGCGAGGCGGCTATTCAAGGTGTTCGTGTGGCTGATGGGTGGGAAGACGTTAAAAAGCATCCTAAAGGCGGCTATTATGGGCTTAAAGCAAAGATGGCTAGAGATTTAAAAGAAGCGGCTGGATACGCTAATGTGGATAAGCTTTCCGTGGCTAACGAGTTTAGATACCACTCAAAATTTGCCGAAGCATTGCAGGCATTTAGAACTAAGAATATTGGCTTTACTCAAGATAAGGAAGGTTTGAATAAGCTGGTTAGGGCGCTTTATGGTGAGGCTGTTGATGATCCAGAGATAATGAAGTTTGCTAAACAGTGGGGTGATCTTGCTGAAGAAATGCGGTTAGATTTTAACGCTAAAGGCGGTTCAATATCTAAGAATGAAAAATGGTTATTACCGCAGGTGCATGATGCGAGAGCCTTGTTAGATGCAGGGCTGGATAATTGGAAAGCATATATTAAGCCGAGGCTTGACCTGTCAAAAATGACCGACAGTTTTGGTAAAGCTTTAAATGCTGACGAGCTAGACGAAACCCTCGATTATGTATTTGAAACTATAACCACTGGCGGCCTAAATAAAGTTAAAGACCTTACCGCCCCAAGACTAGGGACTAAAATATCTCGACGCGGATCACAGGAAAGATTTTTGTATTTTAAGAAAGCTGACGATTGGATGAACTACAATGAGCAGTTCGGAAAAGGTAATGTTCTTACAACGCTAACCGACCATATACAATCAAAAGCAAACGCTACAGCCATGATGGAAGTGTTTGGACCTAATCCACAAGCAGCATTTGATACGCTATTAAGCATGGTTGAAAAAACTAAACCGCTTACAGGCACACAAAAAACATCATTGAAGGCTTTATGGAATACGACATCTGGGAAGATTAATGGCGGCGACTATGTTGGGCTTGGTGAAGCAGCGGCAGCAACAAGAAACGTGATAACGGGAACAACGTTGGGTGGCGCAATGATTAGTGCTGTCGGCGATGTAGGCTTTCAATTCATTACTGCGAAAACAAACGGCACATCTTTCATGAAAACGATGGTCGAAATGATGGGGCAGCTAAACCCGCTAGACCCGAAAGACCAAATGTTTGCGGCTCAGATAGGTATGGGGCTTGAAGAATTCGCTGGGCTTGCTTCTACGGCTAACCGCTGGGCAGATACATACGGCACAGGTGTTACAGCTAAGGTGGCTGATGGCGTGATGCGAGCCTCGTTTTTATCTAAATGGACTACTGCGGGACGCAAGGCTACAGGAGTGGTTCTGGCTGGAAAGCTTGCGGAGAACTTCGGGAAAAGTTTTGATTCTCTTGACCCAAAATTGATAGGAGTGTTTGAGCGGTACGGAATTGATAAGGCAGCATGGGACACATTCAGAAAAACGACTCCACAGGTTCGGCGCGGAGTTAATTTTGCAGATTACACACAGCCCGGAGGGGAGAAGTTTCATCGTATGGTGCTAAGCGAGTTGGATTTCTCTACTCCAAGTCCAGATGCTAATACTCGAGCAATAACTACGGGCGGTAAAGAGCGTAATAGTGTGACAGGCGTGCTTGTAAGAACGCTTACTAATCTTAAATCTTTTCCTATAGCGGTAATACAAACTCACGGCTATAGAATGGCAAACCAAGAAGGTATGGGCAAGCTACAGTATGCAGGTTTATTGTTAGCCACGACCACATTAATGGGGGGTGCTGCGCTACAGATGAAGGATATCGCATCAGGTAGAACGCCAAGAGAAACAGGCTTCGAGGATGGTGATATAGAAAAAATGGCAAAATTCACTATCGCATCTATGGCGCAGGGCGGCGGCACAGGTATATTGGGTGATTATCTTTTCTCTGATGTTAATAGGTTTGGTGGCGGGATAGCCTCATCACCTTTCGGCCCCACAGGAGAGCTTGTCGAGAAAACTGCGGAAGTTACGTGGGGAAATTTTCAGCAATTCCTAGCGGGTGACGAGACAAACCTACTACCTGAAACGATTCAATACTTTAAGCGATATACTCCTGACGTATGGCAAACAAGATTGCTAACAGATGCAATGTACGATCAATTAACCATCATGGCCGATCCAAGATTTAACAAGAAGTTTAGCAGGCAAATGAGAAAACGAAACAAAGAATACGGCCAAGATTATTGGTGGAAGAAAGGCGAAATTACCCCGGAGTTTGCACAATGACCATTTTAAATAACGGAACACGAAACCAGTATGTCGCCACAAGTGGGCAGACTGTGTTTAATTACAACTTTGAGATAATCGCGGCGGCTGACATCGTGGTTTATCAAGGTGAGACTTTACTAGTATTAACTACCGATTACACCTTGACGGGTGTGGGCGTAGATACTGGCGGCACAGTGACCTTGGTTACAGGCGCTACTACTGGCGACATTCTTACTATCTATCGCTTAACTGCAGCGGAACGGCTTACTGACTACCAAAACAGCGGGGACTTCTTATCTGATGAAGTTAATTCTGATTTTGATAGATTGTGGGCGGTGATTCAAGAGAACACAACGTCTACTGATTTTTTCTTACAGTTAAAGCAGACGACCGAACTAACATTGCCTTTTGAGTTAGATGAGCCTGTAGCAAGCAATATACTCCGTTATAAAGCTGATCTAACAGGAATAGAAAACGTTCCTTTAAGCTCAATACCGGAAGCATCAACAGCGGCTGATTTACCTTATGATAATTCAACATCTGGGCTTACTGCTGTAGAAGTTCAAGCGGCTATTGATGAGGTAGTGGTCGATATTGCTGGTAAGGCTGATTTAACCGGCGCAGCATTTACCGGCGCCGTATCGGTAGCGGGTGCAGTATCATCAACGGCGGGAAACGTAAATCTAAAAACCAATACGCCGCTATCTGATGCGGCGGCAACACTTACGGCGGCTCAGTTGATTGGTGGTGAATTTACTATCACGCCTACTGTTGCAAGAATACAAACTACCGATACAGCAGCGAATATTATAGCGGCTTTAGGTGGCAGTGTAGATAATAGCAACTTTGATATTGCCATGATTAACCTTGCTGCTTTTGATGTCACTATTGCAGCTGGTGTTGGGGTAACGCTAGTTGGTAATATGGTGGTTAATGATGGGAGCGCTACATTTAGAGTAAGGCGTTTAACTTCTTCAACTGTTAGTGTAACGCGGCTTGAGACTGGATCAGGCGGTGCATCGGTTTTTACTGAGTCATTCACCAGTGCAGAGCAAACGATAACGGGCGCGGGAGCGTTAACTATCGCTCACGGGCTTACGTCTAAACCTACTCTGACGCAGTGTAGCGCTATATGCAAAATTGCTGATAACGGGTATTCTATTGGGGATGATATACAGATTCAAACAGGTTGGTCACAAACAAACAGGGGTGTATCTTTGGATCGGAATGCAACAAATTTACTTATAAAGTTTGGTTCAGAAGCAGCACCTTTATATTACCTAAGTAAAACAACAGGCGCTCCGGTGGCGTTAACCAACGCAAGCTGGAGATTAGTAGTGAGGGCATTCGTATGATTAAACATTATGTAGATTCAGAAGGTAATTCATTAGGTTCTTTCGATGGCGCAACGCCTCCAGATGGAGCTATTGAGGTGGCGATAGCACCTAATCATGGGCTTGAGATATGGAACGGCTCAGGATGGGACGCTGCGCCGCTATCAAGGGGGGAGTTAATGTATGCCGGGGTTTTGATTGATGGCGTTATGTGCAGCGCATTAAAAGAAGATCAATGGGGCTTGAACTCTATTAAGGCTTTCGTTGTTGCGGGAACTGACGTGCCTTTTGAGTTTGTCAACGGAAACACACTAACTTTAACATCATCAAATATCGCAGCGTTTGAAGCAGCATGGATACCGTTTCGTTTTAGCTTTTTCTAGGTAAAGGATTTGTATGCTAGTAGTAATATATGAAACTAAGTTCACATCGTTGTTTAGTGTGGTTTGCTCTCTGGTCACTGCAAGCGGGTACAGTCACGGCGCTATTTTAAATAATGGCGTTTTATATGATACTACGTTCAGTCGCGGCCATTTTGACCTTGCGCCACCTGTTGACGACAATCGAAAGGTGGCCGTAATAGAGATTAATGGTGATTGTGACGAATGGATCACTGCAAACTTAGGCACAAAATATGATACTTTTGGGCTGTTGTTTTGGTTCTTTAGAGTGGCAACGGCTGGGAGAATGTATTGTTTTAATGTAGTGGAAAAAGCGCTATCCAGCAATAATGTTCATCTTGATTTGAAGTGGCGTAAGTCTGGCGGTAACATTCTAACTGCGCTGCTAAATAAAGATTATGAAGTTAAGGTTTTGATGGGCAAGAAATTCAACGAGAGATACATAAAAAAACCGCCCGGTTAAAGGGGCGGCAAAGGAGGAAATCTTTGGATTTGACGTTA